GTTAAGACAGAGCTCGTGGTACCGGACAACCGCCACTGTAACCGCTCTAACGCTATGTGACTGTGCAACTCAGATAATGTTCACAACCAACTTTGCCCTTAGCGGGCTTAGTGTGACCGCTTAATCTAGATAATATTTAAACATCTTCGATGTAATCAGTGCTGTGAGCGTAAGCGAAACAGCAAATGAACGCAGTTCATTTTACAACCTTTTAATAAATAATTTAAATTATTTCCTTTAAGGGTTAATCATGAAAATTGAACATTTATTAAGAGAATCGGATGTGGAAGAGGCTCGTGCAGGTGGAGCTTTATCTACAAGAGCTGCTTCTCAGGCTGCTGGTCAAGCTATTGGTAAAAATATTGCCGCAGGTCAACTTAAAGCTGATACACAGGCACAGATTCAACAGGCCAAGGCGGCAACCACTACTCAAACAATGACTAAACCTCAAGGTTCTTTTAATAATTTGCCAAAGACTGCTGCCGCTAAATCTGCAACACCCGGTGCAGGCAGTAATGCTATGAGTGCTATGGCAGGGCAATTAAGTGGAACAGGTGCACCTGCGGCACCAAAGGCCAATACAATGGCCAACACACCTACTAGTAAAACAAATACTGCCAAGCCAGGTAACCCAAATGCCACCGCAACTGTACAACCTGAACCAGAATCTGGTGTAGATCTAAGTAAGAGCTATTCAATAGGTCGTGGATTAAAAGATCTAGCTGTTGGTACTGCTGATACTGTGGCCCAAGTAGGCGGAAAGCTGATTGGTGGTACAGCTAAGAATATTCAACAGGCTTGGAAAGGCTTGCCCACTGGATCCTATGATTACAATGCAGGAAAAGCCGCGTTCGGTGGAGATGCTAATAGAGGAACTGGCGTTAACATCAGCGGAGCAGGTGGAGTGTCTACTCCGTATGTGAACAAAGATAAAGAACTTAAAGATCTAAGAGCACGATTGGCTAGATTAGAAAAATTAGTAGCACAGCCTTAAAAGAAGGGCATCTGACTCTTTTTAGTTACTTCAAGATTATCTTCAATTATCTTAGCAATAATTTCTCGGTCTTGTTGATCTAGTAAAAACGCTTGATCAAAACTTAAGGCGCCTCGCATGAACCAGGCCATTTTGTACAATTCTTCTTTTAAGGCTTTTGATTCTTTTTCATACCCTGAAACTACAGCCTGTATTTCTTCAAGGGTAAGATCCAAAAGCCTCATCCGAAAAAATCAGAGTCATTAAAGTTAATGGGAATCTCGTAGGTTGCAGGAGCACCCTGTGCCTGTTGTTCTTCAGTGGTGGTAAACAACAATGGCTTCATTTCATTGTGTTTTTTCAACTCAGTGATATGATTGTTGATTGTTTGAAATACATTTTTGTCTGTGTTGTGTACAAATTCTTTGATAAATCTCAATTCCGTTACTTCAGTTTGATCAGTGACAATCTTATAGATAGAATCTGTGATCAAATCTATGGTAGCATCAGTTAATGATGCAAAACTTTGATTGAACATTTCTATTTTCTTCTCATCTGGAATACTGTCATCGTTGGCAATATTCATAATACGAGCAGTTTCAAAACTCTTTATACTGGTCTTGGTAACATGTTTATAGGTCAGTGGTTTAACAAACACAGTTAGTTCAGGGCTGATACTAATTTGATTAATCCAACGATTATTAGCCTGTTGATCTAGGACCATACGTAGATCAATGTCATACTCAACTTGTTCCTTGATCACAGGAATATCGTGCTTGTAGGTAATCTTTTCACCGTAGGTGGCTAATCGAATAGCAATCAGTAGTGTGTCCAAATCGATAGTTGGGCATTCCCAAGCATTTTTAATATCGGGAATACAGCTCTGTATAACATCCACTACAGCCTGTCCGTTCATTAAGGCATCAGGAGTTTTAAACATCAATTCATCTTTGGCCGTCATACTGTAAACAGCAAGTTCTCCTGTCTCTGGCCAGTTAATACTGCCCTTGGGCCACCATTCTCCACCGCTGGGCAATCTGATATAGATTTTGGGTTGACGCATGAATTGCATCAATGGATTTTGACGGGGTGGAGTGAATTGTTGCATATTTGATCCTCGATAAATAAACTGAATACTTCTAGTCTAGTATTTATCTACATACTTTATGGTAATTTTTAATCTATGAGCGGAGCAACAGAAGCAACAATGGCAGAACTGCTGGCAACAGCAGAGTCAATGAATGTCAATTTGGGCAAGCTAGTTGAGCTTGGCGGTGGCAAAGCAGATGATAGTCCGCTGGGAAAATTGAAAAAAGAAAGCGGAATAGTTAGTTCTTCATTTAGTTTATTGGCTGCTGGGGCTGTAAAAGTAGTAGAAGTTGGTCTTAATTTCTTATTAAAAGCTGTAGGGACATTGGTCAGTAGCATGGCCGGACTCACAGTTAACATGTATCAGTTTGGCAAAGCTGCCATAGATGGTAAAAACACTCTAAGCGGATTTTATAAACAGTTTGCAGGACTGCCATATGTAGGTACATTCTTTGCACTAATGGCAGACCAAGTTGAAGTTCAAGAGAAATTACTGGGCTACTATCAAAACATAACCAAGGTAGGTGCAGCCTTTGGTGGCAGTCTAACAGAATTACGTATGGCTGCACAGCGAGCAAATTTAACTTTAGATGAACTTGGCAAAGTGGTATCTGGCAATGCAGAAATTTTTGCTTCTTTTGGTCTAAACATCAACACTGGTGTTAAGATGTTTGTAGAAGCTCAGAATAGATTAATGGGACCTAGCAGTCCATATGCAAGATCTATATTCGGTCTCGGAGTTACAGCAGAAGAAGCAGGTGGATATCTAGCCACGGTTATGGAACAACAGGTCTTAGGCGGCAAGAAAAACATGCTGACCACTGATCAACTAGCAGCCAGAACCAAAGATTATGTGTTTGAATTAGATGCATTGAGCAAACTCACTGGTATTCAGAGAGAAAAATTAGACGAAGAAATCAAAAAAATACAACAAGACGAGCTGTTTAATCAATTCTTAGCCACTGTTGCTGATCCAAAGATTGCAGAACAGGTTAGAAGACAGGCTATTGAGATCGGTCAACTAAACGGTCAAGGCGCTAAAGAACAATTTATGGCCAGCATACGTGGCGTTGATTCTGCATTAACTAAGTCTATGCAAGATTATGCAGTAACTACCAGAGGTCAAAGTATAGAGCATGGTCGTGCATACCGACAGTTAATCAACGATACATCTCTTTCTGAAGAAGAAAGACAAAAGAGAATGAGGGCTATAACAGCCGAAGGTGCTCGTGCTGTGTCCGATACAGCAAAAGCTATGGGCACTACATTGACAGCAATACCGGAAGTTGCTGGTATGTTTAGCACACAGGCATTGAGATTCGCCCGTATACTTGAATCTAATGGAGGTAACTTCAATGCCGCTATGGAACAAATATACAAAGAGCAAGACAAACAGTCTAAAGGCAGTGCTGGTGCTATGGGACAGTCAGCACAGAATATAAAAATGGCAGGCACCGCCATTTTTGATATTATCGGAAAGTTCTTGCAACCTTTGATGCCTATTTTAACAGGGATATCAACTACGCTAACTGGAATGTTAGAAGGTTCTCTCAAAGGTATTGCTGAGCCGATGCGTAAAATGACCGAGACTATGTTGAAAAGCATTGGTCCTGTACTACAAAATATTGCTAATTGGTTTGGGGATACTTGGAAAGCACTTTCTCAAGTTGAAGGATTTGATGGAGTGATGGAAGTTATTAAAAAGAAATTAACTTCTGCCTTTGAAGGTGCTAGAGATCTACTTCTTCCTTTGTTTGTACAACTTAGACCAGCAATTGCATCTGCATTTGAATCAGTAATATCATTTTTAAAACCTTATTTTGCAGATGTTGTAGATATGATATCGGAGAAATTCAACGAATGGTTATTTAATTTGCCACTTCCGAGAGGAGTAACTGGTGCAGAAGATCCAGCAGTATTGGCAGCAAAGATGGCGGTAAGGAAGGCACAACGTGATTTAGACACCTTAGTTGAACGTCAAAAAAGTATTGAAAAAGCAGTCGGCGGCCAACAAGAAGGCGCAAATAATTCACAAAATGAAGCATTAAATATATTAGCAACTGAAATTCGCGAAGCCCGTGTTAAATTAAATAACGCTCAAGTTACTCAAAAAGCAAAAGAGACAAGACATTTTGGAACATCCGGTGTATTGGGCATGATCTTAGAACCAAAAGATACTACAGTGGACATTCAAGCAGGTGAACGTGTTCTAAACAAAAACGAAACTGTGGAATACAATAGTTTACAAGACTTGATGCAAAGTGTAAATACTAACCTAGGAACAATGATTGCTCTGCAGAGAGAAAATAACAATCAAAATAGGTCATCGTTGACTGCTATGAGGGATTTAAATGGCAACCTATTTGCCACATAAAATAATATGAGCTGGAAAAAATATTTCACACCCGCAAATACCGGAGGTAACCTCAGTGTTATCAGCGGCTCTATGAGTTCCGGCGGCGCAAATCCTAGTCGCACTAACTACAGCAGTTATCTACCAGACGTTTACGCAGGACATCCTAACCGTTTAGAGCGTTATGGTCAATACGATACTATGGACAGCGACAGTGAAGTTAATGCCGCATTGGATATTCTAGCTGAATTCTGCACACAACAGAATGTTGAAAACGGTACGCCCTTTCAAATATTTTTCAAAGACAAAGCTACCAGCACTGAGATCAGCATTATTAAAAAATATCTGCAACAGTGGTGCAAGCTGAATAAGTTTGACAAACGCATGTTCAAGATTGTTAGGAATGCGTTTAAGTATGGTGACACTTTCTTTGTACGTGACCCAGAAAATCAAAGTTGGATGTACATTGATCCCGCTAAAGTAGATAAGATCATTGTCAATGAGTCAGAAGGCAAAAAGCCCGAGCAATATCATATCCGTGATTTCAATCCTAACTTAGAAACATTGGCCACAACAGCCATTCAACCTAGCAATACGCAAGGTGGTGGCAGTACATTTGGCGGAAGCTATGGTACAGGACAGGGCGGTGCAGGTGGTAGTCGTGGCATGGTTGGTAGCTTCCCTACAAGTACCACCGGTAGTCGTTTTAGTCAAAATCAAAATCAATACGCCATCGATGCTGAACATGTAATTCATATATCAATGAGCGAAGGCTTAGACAACAACTTCCCATTTGGCAACAGTTTGATGGAAAGTATTTTCAAAGTATTCAAACAAAAAGAACTGCTAGAAGACAGTATTATCATCTATCGTGTACAACGTGCTCCAGAGCGCAGAGTATTTTACATTGACGTAGGTAACATGCCCAGCCACTTGGCCATGGGCTTTGTTGAACGAGTTAAAAATGAAGTTAATCAACGTCGTATTCCCAGTACAACAGGCGGAAGCCAGACTGTTATAGACAGCAGTTACAATCCATTAAGCATCAATGAAGACTATTTCTTTCCGCAGACAGCAGAAGGCCGCGGAAGTAAAGTTGAAATCTTGCCAGGTGGTACTAACCTAGGAGAAATCGATGATCTTAAGTATTTTACTAATAAGTTGTTTCGCGCTCTACGCATACCTAGCAGTTATCTACCTACTGGCGCCGACGACGGAGGATCTAGCTTCAATGATGGTCGTGTTGGAACAGCCTACATCCAAGAACTCAGATTTAACAAATACTGCGAAAGACTGCAAAGTCTAATGAACGACAGCTTTGATACTGAGTTCAAGCTGTATATGCGCAACAAAGGTATCAACATTGACAACAATTTGTTTGATGTTAAGTTCAATCCTCCACAAAATTTTGCGTCTTATCGTCAGGCAGAGATGGATACTGCCCGTGTAAACAGCTATACAGTTATGTCTGCTGTGCCGCACGTCAGCAAACGATTTGCACTGAAACGATTCTTAGGACTATCCAGTGAAGAACTAGCTGAAAATGAACGCATGTGGCGCGAAGAAAACGTCGATGAAGATGTAAGTCTAAGTGCAAGTGCAGAATTACGCAGTGCTGGAGTTACTGCTGGTGGTATATCAAACGATCTAGGGTCATTGACTGCACCTCCAGAACCTTTGCCAGGTGAAGAAACAGCCGAACCAGCTGTGGGAAATACACCCGAGCCAGCGGCAGGACAATCAGCAGTTTAAATAAATACAATCATGCTACTAAAAGAATTCATTTATTTTGATGCTAAACATTCTGAACCACAGGATGATCAACGCTATAACAGTAAAAACGATACTTCTATTCTAAGAGATGGAGATGTGCGTAAAACTCGTTTGACTCTAAGCATGATAAACGATATTCGAAAAGCAGCAGAAGCTCACGATCAAGAAGTGCGAGAAGAACACGGATTAATACGTAAAATGTATGCGGCTCCTCCACCAGAAGCAGCCGCAGTATAAACTGTTGATATATTTTTTTGTTTAAAAATTAGAGATTTTAGACAAAAATATTTAAAAATCAAGGCAATCTCGAAGCGAAATTGTCAAAACTGGCCGGTTTTAGGCCTATTTCCCACACCTATTCTCAGATAACTGTAAATATAATACAGTCTTGCCGTAACCATGAAGGAGAAATGTTGCAATGTCTACCAAATTTGAACAATTGTTAGACTTTCTTGTTAACGAGGAAATGGATAAAGCTAATGAGCTATTCCATGAAATCGTTGTAGAAAAGTCTAGAGAAATTTATGAAAACCTAATCGCTGAAGAAGTTGAAACTGAAGTTGAAGAAGCAACTGAAGAAAACCCAGACGACAGCGTTGAAGAAGCCGCCGTAGAAACTGATGATTCCATTGAAATGGAAGATTCTTTTGAAATGGAAGAAGGCGATGAAGGCGATGAAGAGCCAGAAGCTGGTGGTATGGAAAAGTCCGATGACTTCCATGATGAAGTTACAGGTGCCGATTCTGATGAAGATGAAGCCATCCTTGACATGAAAGCTGCCTTTGATGAACTAAAAGCTGCTCTAGAAAAACTAGAACACGCACAAGGTGGTGACAGTTCTGAATTTGACGATGAAATGACTCAACCAGGAATGTCTGAAGAAGATGACATGACCATGGGCATGTATGAAGGCCGTCGTGTAACACGTGAATACGTAGAAAAAGTTGGTGATGCTGACTGGGCAGGCGGAAGTCAAAAGGCTCAGGGCAAACTAGCTGGTGCTGGTACAGGCGCAAAAGACGGTGCTCCTAAAGACGGTGCTAGTCCAGTTGCTAAACTAAGCAAGCCATCTATCGGTGACACAAGTGCTAAGAACATTGTTGCCAAGAATGAAGAAGGTCAGCACAACACAGGCACAAAGCCAAATGCAGTTAACAAAGGTGTAGCTCCTGAATCCGGCGAGAAATTTGCCAAAGATTCAATGGCTAACAGTGCTCCTGGCGCACACACCAAAGGTTACAGCACTAAAGCTTCTGTAGCACAAGGTGAAGGTCACGCAGTTGGTGCAGGTACTGGTGAGAACTCTGTAAAGGGTGCTACTAATACCAAGCCTGTTGTACGTAAAGTCTAATAGAGAATCAGGATGAAACTAAGCTATCTCCGCGAACACCTAAGTTTTGATCAAGCTCAGGTTGTATTAGAGTCTGATGATAAAGAAGGTAAAAATCTTTATCTAAAAGGTATTGCTATCCAAGGCGGTATTCGTAACGCCAACGGTCGTGTATATCCTGTTGATGAAATTGAAAAAGCCGTCAAGACTCTAAACGACCAATTGCAAAACGGTTACAGTGTTCTTGGAGAAGTTGATCACCCTGAAGACCTTAAAGTAAATTTGGACCGTGTGTCCCATATGATCACTCAGATGTGGATGGAAGGTCCTAATGGTTATGGAAAGATGAAAATTCTTCCTACACCAATGGGTAACTTAATTCGTACTATGCTTGAAGCTGGTGTAAAACTTGGAGTTAGCTCACGTGGCAGCGGTAACGTTGATGATGTGAGCGGCAAAGTTTCCGACTTTGAAATTATTACGGTAGACGTTGTTGCCCAGCCTAGCGCACCAGGAGCATATCCTACACCAGTTTACGAACACTTGATGAACAACACAGGTGGATATAAGGCATTAAAAATAGCACAAGAAGTTCAAGGCGACCCCAAGGCACAGAAATACCTAGCAGAGAATCTGGTGAAAATCATCAGAGGTCTCAAATAA